AGGAGAGACATTTGCCTTATTATGACAATAGTAGTAATTTAATTAATAAAGTAGATACTATTAATTTTTTTGATATTGAACAAAGCCCTAAAGGTATAGATCAATTATTTAAAAAAATTACAAAAAAGGAAGAAGATTCTAAAGGTAACTACGGAGCAATAATAGGATATGTAACCAATTTTAATTACACAGCAAACCCAGATGGTACATATTCCTGCTCATCTACAATTTTAGGTCCTGGTCATTTAGCTGAATCCCTAATTCTTAATAATAATACTGGTAAATTTTTAGGTTCTGAAGAGGCTGTATCTGCTCCCGCAGAAGGATTTAAATCAGATTTTGAACATGCTTTGTTTAAAATGAGTACACTGTTATTAGATTCTACAACTAATAAAAATAAAAAAGGCTCTAGTATAGTACCAAATCAAAGACTTTCTTATGCGGATCTAGATTCTGTAAATAAAGATATAGTAGTAGGACCTATAGGTTTAAATGGTGGAGAAAGAGAACAATGGTGGCAAACTTTAAGTTCAATATCTGGTATGACAACTATAGATCCTATTAGTTTTAGCCCTAATGATTATGTCGTTACTGATCCTAATATAAAATATGGAAATGCAACACAAATAGTAAATGGGTTAGCTACGCCCGAAGATGAAGGGTTAAAACCATTAGAGGAAATAACTCATTTTTTTGATGGATATTCTATTAGATTTTTTTATCCATGGACTGAATTTAAGTCACCTGCAAAACTAAGTTATATAACTCTAGGTCATTTATTTTATTTAGCACAAATTTTTAGTGCAGATGCTTATACAAAAGGAAATTCAAAAGGAATACCTTTAAAAATAGACTTTCACCCAGATAATACTGTTATAAAAAGGGGTACTGTAATAGCTACTATTGATCCTTTTATATGTTTGATTCCCCTTTTATCTGATAAATTAGATTTTATTAAATTTTTTGGTTCATTAAATGTAAATAAAGAAAAAATTCAAAATTCTATAAAAAAGTCAGTTGTGGCAGTAGCCGCGGCAGCTGCATCTAGTATGGGACTAGGAGCCGTTGCAGCTAGTGCTGGTTTAGCATTTACGGCACTCTCTAATAAAGAAAAAAATGTACTCACTAACAAGGAAATAAATATAGTTAATCCTCTTTTAGAAAATATAGATTACTTAGATGATAACGGTAATATTAAATTATTTAATATTTTAGTAAATTTAGATATGGTTTTAAGAGTTGCTAAGGATCTATCAGTTCAAAAAGATGACCGAAAAATAAATTTAATTGAATTTTTAGATAATGTTTTAAATAAGGTAAGTATAGGTTTGGGAGGTGTAAATAATTTAAGAATAAGTGTAGATGAAAAAAACCATGTGTTAAGAGTAGTAGACGAAAATAAAATTGAAAAAATTACACAAGATAAACTTTTAGAAATACCTACATTTGGAAAAAATTCAGTAGCATACGAGTATAGCTATTCTTCTCAAATCACTCCCAATCTAGCCAAACAAGTAATAGTGGCTGCTCAAGCAATAGATAGTGATGGATTAAAAAACTTTCCTGATGATGTATTATCATACAATAAATTAAATGGAGGAGTAGTAGATAGATTTATAGGAAAAACAGTTCCTTCTGTTGAAGATACAACAAATGATAAAACTAATGATATAACTTATAATGGTAAATATCAAAAATTATTTGATCATATAATGAGTATTTATGCAGGTAAGTTTCATTCGGAAACGACAGATACCGCTTTTAATCTTACTAAACCCTATAGAGATAGACAACAAATAAGTAAAAACGTGGATAAAAACTTAAATGCTACTATACTTATGCCCTTATCCCCAACATTAAAAATAGATGGGATAGCCGGTATAAGACCCTATAATGCTTTTAAGATTCCTGACAATAGATTACCTATTAGATATAGAGGAAAAATTGCATTTATAGTTTATTCTATTAATCATATGTTTGAAAATAATAAATGGATGACAGAATTAACTGGACAAACCATATTAGTTGGGGAAAATAGTGCCCCAGAAGATAATCCGGTTATCTCTGAGGATGAATTAAATCCAAAAGTGCTTAATATTCCTACAGAAGGGGCAAAAGACCTTATAAATGCAGCATATCCAATCCAAGCGGATGGATTTAGTACATCAAGCCCTAAAGCTGAGGGAAAAGCTTCACCTACATCTGGGGATGAACAAGAAAATAATAATATTAATCCTCCTGGTGATGGATCCCAAAATAATAACCAGGGAGTAATTCCTTTAGATGATAGTTCTACTAGAGGTGCACCAACATTTAGTTCTACAGGTAATGATGTAATTGGTGCTACAGAATTAATCAAAGATGGTGAAGTAAAGAATGGTATACCCTTATTAAAAGCTTATGAAGATATAGATTATACAAAGAGTTCTGGAAAGACTTACAGAATAGGATTTGGTAGTGATACTATAACCTCACCTAATGGGTCAGTTAGAGGAGTACAAAAAGGAGATACTATTACAACCTCAATGGCTTCCGCTGATTTAAATAGAAGAATTACACAAGAATTTAGACCTAAAGTAATACAAGCCTGTAAAAATAATGGAGTATTTTATGCTGGGCTACCAGATTGTGTAAAATCAGTATTTATAGATATAACATATAATTATGGAACACTTTGGAATAGTATAGTAATTGCATATAGGGATGGAAGTAAACAAGGATTAATAAATGAATTAAAAAGAAGAGCAAATTTAGGTCCAAATCAGGTTCCATCAAGAAGACAATCAGAAATTAATTATTTAAATACTAGATGTAGATGAGTTATTTTCCTAAAAGACTACTTAATACTGATTTATATACTGCTGGTAATGAATTTTTACTAGCTAGTAATGGGGAACCTTATCAGGGTAAATATTTTCAAGATTATAGAGGTAATTATTTTACTGGTGCTAATTCTACTGATACTAATATAAGAAAATTAATAAAGAATACTTTTTTAATTGAAAAAGAAGAAAAATCCGACCCATACAATCAACAAGAGGGTTCTAAATTAACTAATAGTGCAACTAGTAAAGCTTATAATCAAGCTAAGGGTGGAGAAAATAATTTATTAAAATATGGTAAGGATCCTATGTCATTTCGACCATCCCCTAATTCTAGTGATTATCAAAGAGGTAGTATTAGAAGATATTTTACTAAAAGAGCTAACGAAAAGTTAGCATTAATAAGGGAAATTAATAAAGAAACTTATGATAGTTTAAAAAATAAAGATGGTGAATATAATTATACTCTTTGGAGAGTGATAGAAATAAATTGGAAAATAAGTGGGGATATAGATGATATTAGAAGAATTAATAAAAATACAATTAATAATTGGAATCGTCTTTTTAAAGGTCTAAAAGATTATCTTAGTAATCTAATCCAATTTGCTAAAAACTCTCAAAAAACAGGATTATATACTGGTGGTAATGAATTTATTAATCAAAGAACCAGGTTACCATACAGAGGATATTATCATCTACATCCAGAATTTGGTGCTATGGTTGGAGCGGAACACACATTAGAAAAACATGATAGATTACTACCTATAGGAAGAAGGTTGGATGAACTAGAAAATGAACGTATCTTGGAGAGAGAAGAGAGAGAAGATAGAATCCCTACTAGAGGTTTTGCCCCAAACGTTAGGCCTCAACGGGAAAGAAGAAACGAGTATTAGTTATGAATAAAAGGTTATGTATTATATTGTTGAAACAAAAGAACAACTAAATAGACTTTATTTATCGGATAAAGAATGCTATATAAGAGTTATTCCTATGAATGATGAATATCATTCTAGTTTAACTTCCCCTTGTTTAATTTATTTTAAAACATTTAATAATAAGGGATATATATTTCCGATTAATCATTCAGAAGCATTTAAATTATCCTTTAATGAAGTAGTAGAATGGATAGAAAGTAACTTTGAAAAAATTTATACTATAAACAAAAAAGAATGTTTATATTATTTTGATTCACCTAAATTAATAGATATACCCTATGACAATAACAACTTGGATTATACTCTTATTTGGTCCCGTACTTATGATAGGCATGGACATTTACCATTCTGTACTTCCTTGGTACCAATCTCAAAAATTTATGAACAAGAGGAAAAAAGTTTTGAAGAGATTAAAGAAAAAATCCCCACAGAAATAAATGATTTTTACAATAATACTTTCCCGGAAGTATTTAAATCAATAGAAGAACAGGGATTAGGAATTCATCGTGATTATTTTAATAAACATTTTAAATATCATGAAAAAGAATGGTTTATTCACGGAGAAACAGTGTATACTAAATATAACCTCTATAACCTTACTACTCGTCCAACTAATTCTTTTAACGGCGTTAACTTTGCTGCTTTAAATAAAAATGATGGTTCAAGAACTGCATTTATTCCTAAAAATGATATGTTTTTTGAATTTGATTACGATGCCTATCATGTTAGAATATTAGCTAATTTAATAGGGTTTTCATTAGATAGAGAATCTGTACACAATCAATTAGGTAAAATGTATTTTAATAAAACTGAATTAACTGATGAAGAATACGCTAAATCTAAAGAATTAACATTTAAACAATTATATGGAGGTGTATTTAAAGAATATAGAGAATTACCTTTCTTTAAAGCAATGAATGAATATGTTGAAAAATTATGGGAATTATTTAATGCTACGGAGAAATTAGAATTAGTAGGAGGTAAAATATTAAGTAAAGAACAAATACAAAACCCCACACCTAATAAAATCTTAAATTATATAATCCAATCAGCAGAAACACATAATAATGTTATTTCTGTAAAAAAAGTCATAGATTATTTGGAGAATAAACAAAGTAAAGTTATATTGTACACTTATGATTCATTCTTAATTGATTATTCTTCAACGGATGGTAAAGAGGTTTTAAAAGAGGTGAAAAAATTATTAGAAAATAACAAATACGTTGTAAAAGTTGCATATGGTAATAATTACAATTCTTTAAAATATATATAATATTTATTATGGATTACGAAATTAATTTTGACGATTTGGCAAATAAACTATTTTGCACATTTACCACTAGGGAAAGCTTAGAATCAACTGTAGATACTATCAAGGATCAATATCAGATTTTATTTAATAAGATCTTTGTATTATTTGTAGAATCCACAAATGAATATGTTTGTACATATAATGTTGATTCATTTAATATGTCTAGTAAAATATTAGACAATACTATTCTTTTACATAGAAAAAAAGAATCCAATACTCTATATACTATTAACGCACTTAATGATTTAATTCGTTCTTTAAATAGTGGTGAATTAGATACTAATTATAGAGTAAATTGGCAGGATTATAAAAATTGTATCTTATTAACTACAGGTGGTGAGTTAAAAAAATTAGATACAAAAGTACATGAGATCCTTACATTTTAGTTTGGATATCATAAATTAGGTTACTATATTATTAATCGTTATAAATAAAAATAAGTTATATTATGGATTTAAAATTAATCTCAAGCAAGTTAGAACAATTACAGACCAAACCTGGTCAAAACAACAACCAGAAATTTGACAGAAGTCAATATTTTTGGAAAGCACCTATGGGTAAATCACAAGTTAGATTTGTCCCTTATAAGGAAAATAAAGAAAACCCATTTACTGAAGTTTTCTTTCATTATGGAATAGGAAGTAGAACAATGATCTCACCAATTAATTATGGTGATAAAGATCCTATTGTAGAATTTTCTAAAGAATTAAGAAAAACATCTGAACCTGAAAATTGGAGGTTAGCTAAGAAATTAGAGCCAAAAATGAGGGTATTTGCTCCTGTAGTAGTTAGAGGAGAAGAAAGCAAAGGTGTTAGATTTTGGGAATTTGGAAAGCAAGTATACCAAGAATTACTAAGTTATGCCGCAGATGAAGATTATGGTGATTTTACTGATGTAGTCTCCGGATTAGACATGACAGTAGAAGTAGTTCAAGGTAATCCCTACCCACAAACTTCACTTAGAGTAAAACCAAAACAATCAGTTTTATCTGATGATAATGCTGAAGTTGAAAAATGGTTATCTGATCAACCTGAATTATTAAAATATTATAGGAGAGTTTCTTATGATGATATGAAAACAGCACTTCAGGATTGGTTAAACCCAGAAGATAGTACTACAGAAACTCCTACTACTGAAACAACAGAGGGAGATACTGGTTATACTTTAAATGTTAAACAAAAAGAATCGTTTAACGAAGACGAATTCGACGATTTATTTAAAGATTAATTAAATGGCAAGAAAAAAAGTAAGCCTTGGGGGCGATATCTCCAAGTCTGTTAAGGGAACGTTCTCCCTTGATAAATTTAAAGCAGCAAAAGGTTTAGGATCATCTAATAATACCTTTAAAGAACAAGAATGGATACCTTTATCTCCAGCTTGGCAAGAAATGGTATCATTACCTGGTGTTCCTAAGGGTCATATTACATTATTACGTGGACATTCCGATACAGGAAAAACCACTGCTTTACTAGAGGTAGCTGTTAATGCTCAAAAGATGGGGATATTACCAGTGTTTATTGTTACTGAGATGAAATGGTCTTGGGAACATGCAATTATGATGGGCCTAGAAGTAGATCTTGAAAAAGATGATGAAGGTAATACTATTGGGGTTGATGGTAATTTTATTTTTGCAGATAGAGGACAGCTACCAACAGTAGAAGCCGTAGCAGGTTTTATGGCTGATTTAATGAATGAACAGAAAAAAGGTAATTTACCTATGGATATGGTATT